GTCTTGCGGCGCAGATCGTGCCATTCCACCAGCGTTGCGGTGTACTGGGTGTTGTTGTCTGCCTTCGCCGGGATCAGGCCGTTGATGCCGCGGGAAACTGCTTGGTCCCCGTTGGAATCGCCTACCAGAAAGACGGCTTGGTTGCCTTTGATGACGGCTTCAGTTGTAACGGTATTGCGCACCAGAGACTGACGCTGTTCGAAACCAGCGATGTACTCCTGGCGGTACTGAATCATTGCGGCGGATTCGGCCATGATATTACCCTCCAAAAATTAGATAGAAAAATATAACTACTATCCGCAGCTTGAGGTGTCCGTCCCTCCGGCCTATCGGGTGCCCCTTACGGGATCGCGACCTGAAATTCTGGGGTCTTGCTTGTCGGCTATTGCTTGTGAGGCGGAATTTATCCTATCGAAAAGCTGATATCAATATGTTTTTTAAATCATTCAAATAAAAAAAAAGCACCCCGAAGGGTGCTTGGCGAGAGTCGCCAGAAAACTATTTCTTACCGTATTTCTCCTGCATGTCCAGCAGTTCACGATACCGGGCTTGGTGCTTATCCTTCATCGGCCCCTTCCAGTATTCGCTATTGCGGTCCCCTGCCATGGTGAAATACTTCGCGATCTCGGTCTCCATCGCCTCCAGCGTATTCGACCCGGAAGGGGGAACGATTGTCGCAGTAGGATTCAGGGTGCGTGCCGTATCGGCCAGCCAGCGCAGCGTCGGGATGTGGCTCATGAGCGGGGTGCCGTCAGGTGCCCGAGCGTTCATGACGTGCTCCGCTACGCCTTCAGGTGCGGAAGACAAGAGGTTGGTAATCATGTTGCTATTGAGTTCGAACTCTGTGCCCCATGTCTTCCGCAGTTCGGCGGTACTCTCTGCGGCAATCCGGTGATCCTCCTGCGCGCGGACACTGGCCAACGCTTCTTGTCGTTCCATGTCCCAAGCGACCAATCTACTCGCGTCTTCAGGTTTCATGTTCAGGCTGTGGGCCGTCTTCAAGAACTCGTCAATCGCGGGCTTATCGGCCTCCCCAATCACCATACCATCTGGCAGTTTCAGTTCATACTGCTCGGGCGTTTCCGGGACGCCGTTCGCGGCGCGCCATGCCGAGAGTTCTTCCGGCGTCGCATCCTTGCTCAACGGCTTGGTATGCTCCCCCTTGGCGATCTTATCCTGCGCAGCGATCAGGGCTTCCGCCATAGATTCCAGCGAAGAATAGCGGGAGAGTCGTTTCTCCAGCTTCTCATCGCCCTTGGCGAGTTGGCTGCGCAAGGCCGCCCAGTCTACTTCACCGCTTTTTGGCGGCTCGGTAGGTGTCGGCTCGCCGGTAGCGGCAGGGGGCGTAGTAGGTATCGGCTCGCCGGTAGGTGCGGGCGCCGGAGTTTGTGCTGGTGCCGGAGTCGCAGCGGGTGCTGCGGAGGGTGCCGATGTTGCTTCTGGCGTGCCAGAATTCTCTGGGGTTCCGCCGTTCTCTTCAGACATTTTATGCTCCTAGTGGTGGTGATTAATCCGGTTATTTCTTGAGTAATACGGGGAGGCTGATCTTCAGTAGGTTCACGATACTGAGTCCGACGTTACGCATCCCTGACGCGAAGGCGTGACTTCGCGGGTCCTCGTTGTATTCTAGGTCATAGGTACGGGCACAGTTGTTGATGATCCAACTCAATGCGCGCTTCTGTTGGTACTCATCGGCTACGCCCTGTTCCAAGGCCTGTAGCGCCGCCGCGTCGGCGGGCTCCCATTCTGGCGGGGCCCAAGGATCGCGCAGAGCTATTTTCTTGACGGTCACGTTGCGGCCACTCCTCCAAGACTATCGCCTGGGACTGCTGGGCTGTTCTTCGCGGCCTCCCCGAGGGTCTTGGCTACATCCGCTCCTTGCTGCATGTTAGCCAGTAACTGGGAGGTTTGTTGGGCCTGTGCCCTCTGGGCCGCGATTTCCTTCGCTTGTCCTGGTGTGCGTTGCCATTTGGCCGGTACACCAAGGCCCTTGAATACGTCGCTCACCGCTTCAACCACGTCGATGATATTGACCACACCCTGATCGATAGCAGCAGCGTCGGCCAGAATCCCCTTGGCTTCCAAGAAGCGTTGGCCCTTCTCGCGTTCGATGGCATCGTGCAACGGGGACTCGAAAGTGAACTCGATATCGTGCCCCTGCAATTCCTTCGGGATGTCCTGCGGACTGCCAAAGGCGCCAGCGCGCAGCATGATCTCGAAGGTAAGATCGCACAGCGGTCCGTTGTACTCCGACTCCATCGGCTCGAATAGCGGCATCGCCTGCCGGATATATTCCTGCACCCGTTGGCCGACCTCATAGGCCGTCATCTCGTTACCCGGTTGCGGCAGGCTGATCTTGTTCAGGTAGAAACATTCCGCGATCATCGCGCGTGTGTCCTGTGCCATCTCCAATCCCAGCGGGATACCGTTCTTATCTTGGGTCAAGGGGCGTAGCACTTCGCCCATGCGTTCGTCGTACTCTTCCGCGACGTAGGTGATGCCCCCCGCATAAACGCTCACGTCAGAGCGGATCGCATCCTGTACAGCAACCATCGGCGGCGTCACCGCTTTTTCTCCAGCCTCCAGCAGTACGCGGGTCATGGCTTGGATCAATCGGGCATCGGGGAGGGCGACGATACTCGCGGGGGAGTATGCGTACTGGGAGCCCGAAACGGTCTGCCAACGAGGGATCATGTACTCTTGCGACTTCAGGCCCACACATTCGAGTAGCCACTGGTTAACAGGGTCGAAGTAGCAGGATACGAACGGCGTGTGAATCTCTTTTTCGATCCCCTCACAACGGTTATACACGTCCGAAGGGATAATGCAGTGTCTGGTCTCGTGGGTTTCGTAGGGTTTCCTCGCCAGAGTTTCTTTGATCTTCGGGTGGATGGTCTTGGGGAAATAGACGCTCAGGTCCTGAGCAGTCGGCATCCACTTCCGGAATACGGAATTCGCCCCTCCTGCTTCATCTTCAGCCCAAGCCACGTCGCGCAGATGCCAGCAACGATACAGCAGGCCGTTGCCTTTGCGATTGAGGGAAACCTGAATGACAGATTGGCCGAAGGTCGCGAAGTCGTGATCGGCTTCCTTCGTGGCGCGGGTGAACATGCTTTCGCGGTGGTACATCGCCCGCTTCATCTTGGCCTCCTGCTCCTCCAGCCATTGGCGTCCTTCAACCCCGATCTTCTCCCAGTTATCCCGTGTGCGGATGTGCATCCAATTCTTGCTGGTGGGTCGCAACATGGCGCCGAAGGCATTGCCGAGGTCGCGTCTAGCCATTACTGGGTAGGACGACATAAGCTCGCTGGCGAACTCATCCCCGATATTTCTCTGGGCGGTAAAGTCCGCACGTTCAGGATAGAAGTTATCGGCAATGGTCTGCCACAACGAGAGGATCGCCCCTCGCTTGCCGAACAGTTGGCCGCTATGGAGGCACAGATGGTCTACGAGGTTCACTTAGTTACCCCCCGAAGGTGTCTTGATTCTCTTGCGACAGCACGGTGCTTACCCGGCCTTGGCGTTGTGTGGCGGCTTGTTGCGCCCGTCGCTTTGCCGCCAGTACCGCAGCGCTATCCGCGGTGGGCATAACGGTTGGGGTTGATACGACAGGGGCGGGGGCGGCTGGTGCCTTGCCCCCACTGAAGCCGAGCACGCTGCTCACCACTTTTCCTACTGCATTGATTATGCCGCCCATGATTGTCCTCCTAAGACCGTCGCCGCTGGGGATGGTTGGTTTCTACGCCGCGTCGCGGTAGCTGGCGAGGGAGCACCCCCCCAATCCGACCGAGTTACGGATGTCCGCATCCCCCGCTGAGGGGAAAGGGCCCGCCTGACTACGAATTTCGCAATGCCGCTCATCTCTTTTTCCTCGTAATTACTTGGGGCACAAACCCCCGGTTACTGGTCCACCCTCCGGCGGTATTCTCCTGTTTCAGTCCGGCAAACCACGCCATAACTACCGCGTCCCCGCGGTCGGTGGATCGTTTGAGTCTATCGGTTACGTCCTCCTTGGACTCCAGCTTGATGCCGTTCGCTCCAATCTCATAGGTCGGCGCGCATAAATCCGCTACCAATATCGAATCGGGCGGGAGAGCGATGGGTGATCCGCCTTCCTGGGACGGGTCCAGTGCCTCCCTGAATTTCCAGTACGCTTCGGCCCTGACGTTAAAGAAGCCAAGCTTCTTGTCCTTCGTCAGCTTCCGGGATTTATTAACCCCGAGATACCCTGATGATTCGACCATATTCTCTTTAAGGTGGCCGTAGGCGTCCCCGCCCCATCCACCTCCTAGGTCCACGATCACGTGGGCCTGATTCCTGCGGTGCTTGATAACGTGTCCCGCAACCGCTTTACCGTCCGGGGTTTCTTTTCCCGGAACGACTACGAGGGGAGCGTACCAACCCCCATGTCTGATAGCAAGCACGGTATTGTCCTGCCCCCCTTGGGCCACGTCCACCCCTATGGTGCACATCGGGACGTGAGGTGGGGGAACCGTTTTCCAGCGTGCTTGAGCCTGCTTGACCCAATCAGTCGGGATCGTCTGCCACTCCCCGTCCGCCCGGTCCATCATGAAATTCCCGGAGATTAGGCGATTACGCGCCGAGTCGGGGAGCCCAGCCAGGGACTTCGCGTACTCTTCTGCGTTATAAAAGGGATTATCCGTGAACTTCGAACTGATATACGTGCGGCTCTGTGGCGTAACCCTGACGCCCTGGAGCTCGATAAAGTCGTCCTTGGAGCATTCCCGAAAACCAATCTCTTCATTCGGAAGATAGTACCGGAGTTCGCCTTCTTCGGCAGGGTTTGGGTATGCTGGGTCGAGCCAAGGACCGAAGAACTCGATCAGCCAATCCCCAGTAGAGTCCAGTGGCGGGTTACTCGCCAATACCATACGGCACCGCTGCCCTTCAATGTTCGAGCGCATCCATCCCATGAGCATCCGGACTTGATACTCCGGAACCTGGGCCGCCTCGTCAACACAAATCAGATCGTGGGGATTACCTTGCTTCGAGTCCATGCTGTCCCCGAGGCCCATGAACTCGATGATCCCGCCTCCGGGTTTACGGTACACAGGGCGGTTTCCGCCGACATAGCAATTCTCTTGCCCGACGATATTGTCCAGCGTGTGGAGGACGCCCGCCAGATCGACGAAACTCTTACGAACGATCAGGGAGCGGTGGTGCTCATTGAGCGCCAGCCCGCATTCTAGGGCGGTCTTTCCTCCACCAGGGCTGCCCCCGAAAAGTAGGACATCGGCCCCCGATAAATATGCCTTGGTCTGTGGTCCTTCCGACGGGATAAAGACCATGTGCTTCGTCGCTTCCTTGGCCGTCTCGGCTAATTCCTTCTGGTCCGCGGGCGATAGCCCTGCGACCCGTTCGAGCAGAGCGTCTAAAGATTCCATATTCTCGTTTCGCGAATTAAGAAAAAGCCCGAAAGCCGTCTGGACAGTATCCGGCTCTCGGGCTTGGGTCTTGCACCTTGACGATTAAACGCGATTCGCGCTAACGCACACCCAGTCGATGTCGATCTTGCGGCCTGCCACAGCGCCTTCAGGGCGAACGAGGAAGACCGGGGTCAGGGCCACGGTCGGGGTTACGGCGCCGGACAACGAACCGATCTGCGCGCCGTTGCGGAAGAACGTCGCCTTGCCTGCGGTATCCACCTCGATACGCCACGTTTCGTAAGTATCAGCCACCGGAACCAAGCCAGTGTCCACGTGAGCCGCGTCCACATCGTTGGCAACACCGACCAGACGCCAGGTGTCGGTCGTCGCAGCGGTGTCGAACAGTACGCCCACGGCATCGGCAGCGTTGGTGGTGTACGCGGTGCCAGTCAGAGAGACCGGGCCTTGTAGCGCCTTGGTATTGGTAAAGCCGATGTATGCGCTGATCGTGGTGATTACTGGAAGTTTGAAGCGGACTTCAAACACCAGATTACCTTGATTGGCTTTCCAGCCCAGCGCGCTATTCAGTTGGGCGCCATCTGCGGCGACAGTCCCAGCGGATTGCCCTCCGGTGAGTCGAAACACACCATTGACGCCTTCAACGATGGCGCCATCTGCATTGATTGTGTCGGTCCCTTCGGTGTAGTTCCATTGGTCGGCAACCACGTCGCCTTGGAAATCATCGAAGAAAACAACGGTGCCCGGACTTGGATACACCACTTGCTGCCCGGACTTGGTAGCACGGAAGCCTGCGGCCAGTACGTCAGCGTTGCGATTCAGGCCGAGACGGCGGCCATGTACCGAAGTTAAGATTTTTCGAGTCATTTCATTGCCCCTTTATAAAAAGAAAAATTGCTGTTGCTATGGGTTCATTGCGTGGGTATTAGCTCACGGTTCGTGGTGGATATCAACCGATACGATACTGATCGCACACATTCAAACACACCATCAAGATATAACTTCCCGATGGTGTAGTTTGTCCCAAATTCAAATCCATCGATTGCGCAGAGGTTATCATGTTTAGGTGTATCCAGTTGCAGAGTTGGTCATTGTGATAGCAAGCGTTCCCAAGTTGGTGAACGTGCCACCGCCTGTCTTGTTTGCCACAAATCCCCCGTTGATAGCCCCGCTCTGGTTCCCAAAGAATATGTGGGGTTGCGGCAAGTCAAAGCCGTCTCCAACTGAGGTTGACCCGTTGTTGCTGCCAGACATTAGCCCTGCGGAGAACTTTGTGTAAACCCTCGGGTCGGTAATATCCGGCATATTACCTGCATACCCATTGATCCACAGTAAGTGGAAATCCCCAACAAAGTTTGTTGCGCTTCCATCCCGCTTGTTCAATAGTCCAATTATATTCCAACCATTTAGGTCATAGGTGGCATTGGGCGTCCAAGTAACAGAAGATAGCGGCTGGCGAGTAGCCACACCTGTTGCAAAATCAATGTCTATAACTTTCAGACCTGCAGCAATCAAGTCGGCAGTGGACATGTCGGGGTAGTTTGCTGCGGTGTACTGCGTGTCAAAGCTGATAATGCGAGTAACAACAGAGTTTTGTGTGGTCACGCCAGTCGTGCATTTAATCTGTGAGCTTGACCCTATCTGAAAGGTATTTAATTGCCAGAAAGTGTTGTTTGACGTGCCTCCGTTAATAAACGTCTGTACAGTAGATGTCGTAGTCCGGTTGACTCTGATTGCATAAATAAACTGGCTAAATGCGCCAGAAGAAGGAACAGTTCCGCTTGAGTACGCCGTGAGTGCCGCATTAACTGACGGGAATGTAGAGGTGTCCTTTGTAACAATCGTCCAAGAGTTTGCGTAACCATTTATCGTTAACGTGAACGTAGATGATGTATTCTGGCTCCCAGATGTGGTTGCCCTTACTGCAATATAGTTTCCCCTTGCCATTGTCCCGGCTGAGGTTGTCCACGCAGTTACAACCGCCGTTCCAGCGGAGTCTGAGGTAATCTGATATTCAAGACCTGCCGATACTGAAACTGTCTGGCTTGCTGGGCCACCCATCAGCCGCGCATAGTTAGACATTACCTGTGTGCTAACTGTTTGTCCATACCTTGATATGATTGGAACCCATCCAAGTTCAAGCCCAGTATCGATGGTGAAGTTTGTATAATCGATGTACTGACGCAGAGGGTGAGAGGCGTTCCATCTTGCCGCTGAAATAGCGGCTGAGATTGTCAGTGGGTTTACAGGGCCATCAAGATTGCTTGTTATAGTTCCAGTAGAAGATAGCGCGTTATAGCTTGTCTGAACACCGCCTGCTTGTAAGTTTGCAATTCCACAATCATAGGCAGTAAGAATACCGCCAGCAGCTTCCGTATAGCCTACGAAGAGATTTGCCGGGCTGAAATTGGATTGGCGCAGTTGCTTATTACTGAACATATAGCAGTCTTTTGCTCTGTTCAAAGTCAATCCATGTGGTTCGCTGGCGCCTCGGATAATTACATTGCCTTTGACAATAAACCTCTCAAAGTAATTGCCAGCAATCATTGAACTGGAGAAAATGCCTTGGTTGTCTCCCCTAGCGCCATAGGTGTAAAAGATATTCCCGATCAGTTCACCATCAGTAATTCCTGTCCCTGAGGTGTCATAGTATTGCCAACCATCACAGTGAGGTGATCCTGAGGTAGTATCCCCATAGTCACTGCTACCAACTGTTCGCAAGAATGTATTGAAGTACATCCTAATGAATGAACCTGCACCGCCAGAGTGGTCTTCATAGTTCATGTCGTAAACATTACCGACAAAAACACCGGACGTTCTTGGTGATCCAAAGTCTAAATCGTGGAAGTAGTTATACCCAAAAATATAATTCCCGCTTACCGTCATTCCATTTTTTGAAAAGCTTGCGCACCGCTTTCTAGCGGGGACGCCCGATGCTACGCCGCCCGGTGATTCTGCTGGTTTATATCCTGTAGTATCTGTTACGGTAAATGCTGTTCCTGCCCCTGCATTGGCAGTCTGGGTAGTGCTGTTCGCCCAGGTATTTGTAGTATATGTTGCCCCCACAGTTCCGGGGCCAGACCCGCCTCCTGTGTATGCCGCTGTAAATACTGTTGCGGCATCGCCAGTTGCACCTGTGTATGTAAACGAGTAGAACTGCCCTAGAGCTGCATCCCCGCCAGTAACAACTGAAGTCAGCGTTAATGTTCCAGCGTTTAGTGTTCCTGTAAACGTACCGCCGGAGGTTGGTGCACCAGACGCCCAGCCAGAAACATAAGGCTTACCATAAAACTCACAGCCGTAGACGCCTACATTTGTTACTGTCTGAGCAGTGCCATCTCCTAGAGTTAGGGCCGTGCCAGATGTTCTTGTGTTATCACCAAAGTCAAGGTGATAGAAATATAGGTTGTTTGTAATTGGAGTGCTTGCGGCAGCTTTGCCAATAGTTAACTTATTAACCTTGCCCAAGTTGGACGATGTGACACCCGTAGCTGGGTTTCCACATACTGCGTTTGACGGGCCGCGAATGAGCAACGGGCCATTAACCTGATTGACGTTTACGCCGTTTGTGGAGTCAATGTTTGCGTTGCTTATGGTCGAGGTTGGAGATACAACAATTGTTCCACCTGTTAGCTTTAAGGAATCTACTGCGGCGTACAGTTCAGCGTTGCTGGTGACTGGAGTTCCACTGTTGTATAGCGGCAATATATCCGAAGGAACTGGATACAGTGATTTATAGTCGATCAGCCCGCTGATCGTCCAAACCCCCGCCCCTTGAATCGCCCCGAACAGCCTGCGACGGTGAAACATTACGCAAACAACCCGGTTGCGATCACCGAGACGCCCGCGCCAGTGGTAACGCTCCAACCCCCGGCAGCGGTAGCTTGCAGGCCGAGAGGGACATAAACCGTTCCGACGCCTGAGCCCACGTTGTTGGGCAATACGGTGATCGAACTCCCGCCGGTGCCATCCTTGATCGACACTGCGCTGGTGGCTGCGGTCGTAATCACGCAGAGCAGCCCTTCGATGTAGTCCCCGATTGCGCCGGTTGGGCCCATTACCTGATTGGTTTGCCCCGCGGCGACGGTTTCATAATCCAACCCGCCGGAAATGGCCTGGGTGAGCGGTGCGGAATTTACCTTGACCTTGCGGTTACGTGTAGCCATGTCTTATCTCCTTCGTGATTCCGGGCAACATATCCTGTTGGGGGGCTGATATCAAGCCTCGGGTTTGGCGGCCTTTTGCAGGATGAATGCGATCCTTCGCGCCAGCTGTTTCTCGTCCATCTCCTGCGCGGGCACGAGCGGGGTGCCATCCTTACCGGTGACTTCCTGTTTCTCTACCAGCAGGCCCAGCACCTTTGACAGGCTATCCAGTGCGCGCTGTTTGTCCGCGAGCTTGTATTTCTTGACAGTGCCGATCTGCTGGCGCTGTTCTCCCCGGCCTTCGAATTCATCGACCACTTCGAGCCCGATGATCGCGCGCCTGGTGTCTTCGTCGATCTCGCTCAACGGCAAGGGCCTGCCGGTGTTGTCCAGCAGCTTGGCGGGGTCTACAAAGGCCAAGCGCAGGTATTCGTCGAGGATACGAGGCACGTTCTTCGAGGCGTGGCTGGTGGCCAACTGCCGCGCTTTCGACATCTCACGATCCAGCACAGCCTTGACCGCTGGCTGATTGGCCACGAAGCTCCCCATCGTGTGGGGATAGGCCCCGTTATACTCCGGATATGCGAACAGGTAAGACGCCGTGAACGTGTTCCCGTTCAGGACGTGGGCAATGAACTTAAGCTGTTTATGGTTCAGGTGGGTGTCCTCCGGGAAACGCTCCCGGAGTTCTCCACCATCCTCTAGCCCGATAAGGTCAGGCCGTTGCGACATCTTCACCAGCTTGTTCTGGTTCGCCTTCTGGTTCGCCTTCTGGTTCGATCACGGTTTCCGTGTCAAGCAGATCGCTGCCAAGGTTGTCCGAAAAAACGCGGTCCTCTCCGGACAGTTCTGCCGATAGTTGGGGCATTTCGGAATCTTCCTGAACGAGCGCAACTTCGCGCTTCTTGAAAGGTTTGCCGGATTTTGTGGGTTTCGTTTGAAACATTCTGTTCTCCAAGATTTGTAGAAAGCGAATGGGAAAATAACAGCGATTCAGGCTGATATCAACCAAATATATGATTCGTGTTACGTTAATCAAAATACATAATCTCCAAGTCCTACTCAACTTTTGCGCTGGGTACTCCCTACCACGGCTCGCCCCCTTACCTATATACTACGTATATAGGGTAAGGGTGAGTAGGCGGCCGATACGTGAGTAGGCCAGGGGCCGTACCGGGGACAAAAAATATGGTATAAAACACGAGGAATGGAATATAAAACACGAGGAATGGAATATAAAACACGAGGAATGGAATATAAAACACGAGGAATTGTATGAAAAGTCGAGTAATTGAGTTATAGCTATTTTGCTATGTGTGTGTTAGATTGGTGTTTTAAAGTTGAGGAGAGAATCATGGGTTACGGTTTCGATAAAGGCTATATATCCCGCAAGATGGAGGGGACGGGCACCGGCGCCAGGGGTGTGCGGTTTCTTGAAGACGAGAAAATATACATTGCGTACTTATACACCACGACCTGTTGCCGTGAGATTGGGCGCTTCGACAACATCACCGACGCGGCTGAACTGGTGGAAAAAGAAGCGGAGAGATTATTCAGCCCGATAGGTTTTTACCTGAAGCCGGACCTGATAGGGGCGCCGCCTGCCGAAAGAAAACCAAAAGCAGCCAAGGCCCCGAAGCCTGCGAAAGAGAGCACACGAAAGAAGAGAGCACCAAAGGCTTTCAAGCGCCACAAACCCGGCCCCTCAACCACGGTATTGATTAAGCTCGTGCTGGATATCGCCAAACGAAACGCGAACCCCGCCGTTACGGTGGAAGAATTACGTAACGAGGTGCGGGATAGAAATCCTGAACTGCTCCACAACTTCGCACGGATACTGTGGGGGGCCAAGGTCCATGGGTATCTGGAGAAAGTAGACAACGATACTAATTTTGTCCGGTACATCAACGAGGCAGAGGCTCACCGTCGGTGGGAGGAATTGATAGCCCAAAATGCGCAGGAGACCCCCCTGCGGAAGCAAAACCTGATTTAATCTAAAAATAGTTGTTGACAGGTGTAGTAGCGTCTGCTACAGTGTGGGCGTTACTAACCTGAAACCAGTAAGGAGATCGAAATGTTAAAAGTATCGTATGAGCAGAAGATATCAGAACGTGCTACCTCCGTCATCGACGAAGTGGTCAACTATGCCAACGAGTTCGGAGGGGACGATCAACAGCGGCTGGACCACGTAAAAGCCCACCTTATCTCCCGGTTTTCTGATTTCTGGATATATCGAGGGGGGAACCACGTAGGTGTCCATTTGGTGGACGGATCGGGCCTCCCTGTTCCAGGGAGGGCCGTTCTAATAGTGGTGGGGGATTGAAAATGAAAATCGCAACCTACCCTCGGTCTGGCACACCGGACAAGCACCCGAATAGTCCGAAGGCCCACAACTGCTTTGGCTTTCCACGAAATCACCCGGTGATCGCCTTGGTGGCGGGCCCCTTCTGGGAGGTGCTAGCCTCGTACTCCGCTGACGGGAGATACATGGCGGGGGATTTCTTCGAGCGGGGCGCGGACCTGATCGAGGTATCTCCATACGAGGACCTCGAGATCGACGACAAAGTGTTCGCATACATCTGGGGTGAGGAGAACGAGCAGCCCGTCCCGAGGCACTTCGCAGGCGTTAACACCGCCAAGGAGCCGCTTGTATTTGCCGACGGTAAAACGTCCCACACGACAAACGGCTTCAAGCTCGTCTGCCGATTGGTGGAGAAGGCCTAAATGTCCCACCGGGTATACGTCCAGAAAGTAACAGGCAGAAAGGGGATCGTCGAGGTTGATGGCGTCGAGTCCGAGGTAGAGGCTATCGTGTACGCTAAGGCCCAGATACCGGGATGCGCACGGGCCTTAACGCTAGTCAAGGCAGACGTACCCCCGTCCGACCAACTGGAAGAGGCGGCCTGAGATGGCCGTCCTGATCCAATGTTCAGATTGCGGGCAGCGATTGCCTGAGTCGGAGTTCAGTAAGAGCAAGGCCAGAGGGTGGCAAGCGTATTGCAAGGTGTGCGCGAGTTTCTATAAACGCCGGTGGGCGAAATCGAGGAAATCATGACCGACCTATACCAAGCAGGATACGAGAAAGGGCTGCGGGACGCTCAAGAACAGGTACGCCGGGGGGATGGGAGCCACCGCAGCGGCCATGATTAGCCTGGAGCGTAGAGGCCCGATAACCGGTCAGACCGAGTTGTGGACGTACCGCTGCCCTGACCGCAAAGGCTGGCACCTGACCAAATCACCACACCGGGGCAAGAACCCCTGAAGGAAGAACCATGAACCTCCTTGAGCAGATTTTGTATTACATCCAGTACGACATAAACAAGCATGGCCTGAAGCACACTGCTGAAGAGCAGGTGAACAAGATGACCAACTTTGAGCTCCTGCAATCGATTGCACGGGGGTTGGATGAGCGGGAGGCCGCAGGAAACCAAGGAGGGGACTACACGGTATGAGCACTTTTAACGTTGTGTTGCTGATCTACGTACTACCCGTTCTCGTGCTGACTCTCATACTCCGCTACGGCGTCAGACGCAAAAAGGTCGATGCGGAATGGGGGAACGTACTCCTTGCAATCTGCCCGGTCGTGAACCTTGTGCTTCTGATTCTGGCAATCGTTCTCACCCTTGTAGGCAGCCTTTACATCATCATTAATGGGAGACAACCGTGAATCAACTCCAATTCTAATTGAAACCCGAGACCACACAGCAGATGCGTCGCTACTGCTCACGGTGGGTGAAGGCAGTTACGGAAACTAGCAAACACATAAACGAGATTCGCATAGGGATTGGGAGCTATGGAGCCATCGTCCAACGTATATTGAAAGGTGAATCAAAATGAGCTTAATTACACTTGAAGAAATCAAGGCCACGCAAAGCAAGCTAGCCGGGATGATCGCTTCATTCGAGGCGCAGCGGTCAACCATTCCGCTAATCGCCGATATCCCGGAACTCAGGGATGGCGAGAAATACGTCGGGGCCGTTATCAGCGCAGACGGTACCAGAAAGCACCACATCATCCTGTTGCCAGGATCGATGGAAGAAATTAAGTGGCAGCAAGCCATGGAGTGGGCTGCGAAAAACGGCGGCGAACTGCCAGACCGTGTGGAAAGCGCCCTGCTGTTTGCCACCATGAAGGATGAGTTTGAGCCTTCTTGGTACTGGACACGTGAGCAGCCCACTTCGTACCCCGACTATGCCTGGGATCATTACTTCGGCGATGGCATCCAGGGCAGCAACCCCAAGAGCTTCGAAGGTCGCGCTCGCGCCGTCCGCAGAGTTTGGATTGAAAGGTGAATCATGAAATATACAGTAACTTTAAAACAACTACGTGATGCACACGCTTGTGTATCTGGATATAACAAAGTGGTCTGCATGCTGAAAGGTGTAGAGTATAGAGATCGTGACGCCTACATTCGATTCTCGCACAAAAACCCAATAAGCCTTATTGACATTGCAAACAATAACGGTATTACAGATGCAATTTGGTGCCTAAGAATCACCAATGACGACCGAGACAATAGTCTATTTGCAATCTGGTGCATAAGACAAGTTCAGCATTTAATGACAGACGAACGTAGCCTGCATGGATTGGATGTTGCCGAGAATTTTGCAAACGGGTTAGCAACACATGAAGAACTGGCTGCCGCTGCCGCTGCTGCGAGAGCTGCTGTGGCTGTTGCTGCGGCCTCGGCTTCGTGGGCTGCGGATGCTGCTGTATCTGCGAGGGCTGTGGCTGCCGCTGCGTGGGCTGTGGCTGATGCTACGAGGGCTGCTGTGGCTGCTGATGCTGCGAGGGCTGCGGCTGCTGCTGTAGCTGTAGCTGCGAGGGCTGCTGTAGTTGCGAGGGCTGCCGCGTGGCCTATGGCTGCTGCTGCCGCTGCTGCTGCCGCCGCGGATGCCGAGAGGGTTGCTCAAAAAGAAATGTTTATCAGAATGTGTAAGGGTACTGCCCCTTGGCAGGTGAAAGGTGAATCAGGAACACATCAGCAACAATCACCAGACCGCAACTCAAAGAAGGCGAACGCTACGCCGGAATCATTCTGGGCAAGGATGGTACGCCGGATTACCACCTGATATTGCTTCCAGGAGAAGCTAAGAATGTGACGTGGGATAAGGCCATCGATTTTGCAGGTGATGCTGGAGGCTCTCTCCCGACTCGCCGCGAGCAGTCTCTTTTATTTGCCAACCTCAAGGAAGAATTCGAGGAACGGAGGTATTGGTCGTGCGAGCAGCATGCTTCGTACTTCGACTATGCCTGGACTCAGTACTTCAACAACGGCGCCCAGTACAGCGGCCACGAGAGCTACGGAGGGCGCGCTCGCGTCGTCCGCAGGGTTTTGATTGAAAGGCGAATCATGAGCGAGATTAAGCCGTTCGGCTTTGTATACAGTGATTTCTTTGGTGATTGCTTCCGTAGGACACAACATAGTCGGCCAAGTGGGATTGGGGAAGAAACCGTCGTATACACCCAATTCGCCATCGACCAAGCCACCGAGAAATTGCGGCAGAGGGTGAAGGAGTTGGAGAACTTCAACCCCAGTGACAACTTCACTCGAGGAGTTGCAAGAGAAAGCGCGAGATACCAGCCTCGCAGCAATACAGGCACATATAAACGGACTTGAGTGGCGCCTAAACCGGGCGCAGAACCAGTCCGCGTTCGAGCAGTCGCTGGGATACTGGAACTGAAAAAGGCAGTTGGAGAAAGCCTTGCAATAAAACGTAACACGTAGTACATTCATCTTAACTATCTAGGAGAAAGACCATGAGCAAGTTACTGGAGTCCCTGCTGTTGATCCTCGCGCTATCCACCCCCCTCACCTTGCACGCGGACGATAAAACCGTTGCAGAGGAGACCACCCGCCCCCATCTGGAGCTATACTACGTCAACGACGCGGGGCTGCTGGGAACCCTGAGCAACGAGCCCTGCGATATGAACCCGATCCCGCCAGGGATTAAGGCCTACGAGGCCAAGAGCCAACACCCCGACGGTGGAACGACCTATGGTTGCTGGTTGTGGGAAACCGACGGGTACGGAATCCTCGTCTACTGGCAGGATAAGGACAATACCGCGCTGGCGATCCCCGATCCTAGTATCCTAAAAAAGGAGAAGCCCGCCCTACCAGGAAACGGAACCGCGCCAAACGCCGAAGCATTCTAACGCCATAAATTCCTGAGAATAATAACTATGGCATACGGCGCCACCCCCGCCGACTGGGGGCACTTTTCCTTCGTTCTCGGACTGACGGAAGATTTGCTCCCCGTCGTTAGTAATCCGAAGGCCGTCATCTCCGAGCAATCGAAAATGGCCGCCGTCGGCAAAACCCCTAGCCAGTACAATCGCGGGGGGTTCGCCGCAGGATTCCCAGACTGGACCCGGCACTCGACCTCCGAGAGCGAGATCGCGGGCTGGGCCGCCCAACCAGACTACGGTATCTGTCTCCAGACGCGCCATGTGCGCGCCTTGGATATCGACGTGGACGATATGGGCGTCTCCAACCAGATACGCATCGACTTTACCGCCGCGCTAGGGATAGCCTTACCAACCCGCACCCGCAGTAATTCCGGGAAGATGCTTGCGGTCTTCAGACTGGAGGGAGAATTCTACAAGCGCAAATTCCAGGCCGCAGGCGGGATCGTGGAATTCCTCGCCTCCGGCCAGCAATTTATCGCCATCGGCCAGCATACTTCCGGGGTGCGGTACGAGTGGCTGCAAGGCTTGCCCCCAGAAATCCCAGCGATCACGCCGGAGCAGTTCGAAAAGGCGTGGGCTACGATTGTGGCCAAGTACGCAACAGAAGGCGCCCGCGAGTCGGCAGCCCCGTCCAAGGGCGCGAAACTCTTGGAGCTACACCAGAACGATCCAGTATCCCAGCGACTGCTCGAACGCGGACTGGTTCTGGGCGCAACACGGGAGGGTCGTCTGGACATTACGTGCCCCTTCGAGCATGAACATACCGGACCGTCCTCCGAATCCTCCACGAGTTACTACCCCCCTAACACCGGGGGATATGCCCTCGGGCATTTCAAGTGCCTGCACGCCCACTGCGAACACCGGTCTGACCAGGAATTTGAAGAGGCTATCGGCTTCTCAACGGCGGACGATTTCGAGGATATCAGTGAGCGACCCGACCCCACCCCCACCCGGATCGATATAGAATACAAGGGC